GCGCAGACCGCGGCCACGCTGGCCGAGCTCCGCGCCGAGGTCGCGATCGCCCGCACCGATATGCGCGAGATGGCGGCCGCGCGCCTGGCCGAGCTCCGCAGCGGGGCCGATGGGGCGCCCGGCCCGGCCGGCGCGCCTGGTGCGCCCGGCGAGCCCGGCAAGGAAGGGCCTCCCGGCTTATCCGGGGCGCCCGGTGAGCGCGGTTTGCCCGGCCCGCTAGGTGACATAGGCCCTCCCGGCGAACGCGGCCCAGCGGGCGACCGTGGCGAGCCTGGCGGCCAAGGTGAGCGGGGCGAGCCCGGCCCTCCCGGAGCTCCCGGCCCGGCCGGCGAGCGCGGCGAGAAGGGCGCGCCCGGCATGTTGCGGTGCGTCAAGACCTTCGCCGCCGGCACGGTGCATTACGAGGGCGAGCTCGTCGCCGCCGCCGGCAGCACTTGGCAGGCGCGCCGGGATACCGCCGCGGCGCCGCCGCATGAGGATTGGGCGCTCGTTGCCGCGGCCGGGCGCGACGCGCCGGTCCCGGTCGTCCGCGGCACCTGGCGCGAGGGCGAGAGCTACCGCGCTCTCGAGGTCGTGGCATTGAACGGCTGTGGCTTCATCGCCCGCGCCGACAATCCGGGGCCGTGCCCTGGCGACGGCTGGCAATTGATCGCTTCGGCCGGGCGGCCCGGCAAGCAGGGACTTCCCGGCGGCAAGGGCGAGCGCGGCGAGCGCGGCATGCCAGGCATGGCGGCGCAGGCGCCGGCGATCGTCGCCTGGCGCATCGACCGCAAGACTTACACGGCAACGCCGCTCATGGACGACGGCAACGCCGGCGCGCCGCTCGAGCTGCGCGAGCTGTTCGCTCAATTTCAGGACGAGGCCGGCTGATGGTTGACATCATCACCAAAATCCTCACGCCCGCCGATACCTACGATCTGCTCACGCTCGACGCGATCAAGCTCGCAATGGGCATCCCGCCAACGGACACGAGCCAGGACGCGCAGCTCGCCGAGGACATCACGCGCTATTCCGATGTCATCTCGTCGCTTTGCAATCGCGTCTTTGCCCGCGAGGAGGTGCGCGAGACGTGGCGCTGCCTGGGCTCGCGCCGCATGTTCTTGAGTCATTGGCCGGCGGCCGAGGCGGACATCGCATCGGTCGAGTCGCCGCGCGGTTCGACGCTCGATCCGAGCGTCTACGAATTCGAGGAGCAATCCGGCAAGCTCGAGCTGTTCGAAACGCGCAGCGAGCCGATCGTTGTCACATATACCGGCGGCTACAATCTGCCCGAAGATGCGCCGCCGGCATTGCGCCAGGTTTGCGAGATCATGCTGCTCGAGGGCCGCGCGCTGCGGCGCTCGTTCGGCTCGAGCGGCATCCGTTCGATTTCCCATCGTGAAAGCCGTGTGATGTTTTTCGATCCGCTCGTTTCGGGCGCGCGAGCGGCCCAGCAATTCGGCTATTCGATCAATTCGATCAATTCGCTTTTGTCCGCTTACATCCGCTTTGAGGTCTAACCCGTGACGATCGGCGGCGGTGTCAATTTCTCAACGATGGTTTTGAGTCCGGCGTTCGATGTATTCGCGCGCCCGGTGACGTTCTATCCGTATGTCTCGCAGCCGGCGGGGACGTCCTTTTCCGGCCGCGGCTACTATTGGAGCGGTCCTGTCGATATCCAAACCGAGGACGGTGCGATCTATTCCGATCAGAAAACCGCGCTCGATATTCGCGACGTGGAATTCGGCGAGCTGCCGCAACAAGGCGATCGCCTGGTCATCCCCGAAGCCGACGCCGGCCCGGCGCTCGGCGAATTCGAGGTCGTCGATATCGACAGTTACGACGGCGGCATGACCGTGCTGACGCTCCGCAAATGGTTGCCGCCGGCGCCATGAGCATCTCGGACACGCAGAGTTATTCCGCGATCATCCGGGATGCGCTCTATGCCAAGGCGGTGACGCTGCCGTTCTTTGCCGGCTTCACGTCGCGCCGCTGCAGGCAGCTCCAAATCCAACCGCAGTTCATCCCCTATCTCGGCGTCTACATCGTCGAGGAAGCGATGGCGCCAGACGGCGAATATCAGACCAGCATGATCCGGTTTATCCATTCGCTGTGCATTGGTTTCTCGGTCATCATCAACAACAACGATCAGGTCGAAGGCGAGCTCAAGATCGACGAAGCCTTCTGGGCGTTGATGAATGGGATATGGCGCGATCCCAAGCTGACGAATTTCTGGTTTTCCAGCTTGCCCGACAACGTCACGTTTCGCGGCGTCGAAAAAGGCACGCGCCGGCACAACTTCGGAACTTCCGGGACCAACGAGACGCCGTTCGCAGAGTTGCAATATGACGCCTGGGTCGTCTACGGCGCCGAATACGGGCCGATCATTACCGACGATCTGTTGCGCATGCATGTCGAGATCGTCCCGGTTGAGGGCGACGAGGCGGTGCCGCCGGCCGACGCGGTCCAACGCATCATCCGCGAATATGAGTTCACGCCTGCACAAGGAGGAAAGACCAATGGTTGAGGTAAAGCTAACCGAGCGTCAAAAGCTGGTCGCCGAGCGCCAGGCGCAACTCAAGAGCCGGCTTCCGAAGGCCGAGGTCGTGCGCGTCGAGCCGTCAACCGACGTGCTGCGCAAGGCGGTGCGTCATCCCCGCGGCATCGGCTTCCCGCCGAGCGGCGCGGTCGAGTGGCCGCTTGACCGCTTCACCAAACGGCGGATCGCGGACGGCACCGTTAAGGTCGTGGGCGGCGAGAAGGCCGAGGCGCCCAAGCCTGCGCAGGCTGCGCCCGGCGGCCCGCCGCCGAAGCCGACCGCCTAATCCAAAAATCAATCATTAGGAGACAGTGCGATGCCCATCAGCTTCAATCAAATCCCGTCCAACATCAAGGTTCCCCTGTACTGGGTGGAGGTAGATCCGTCGAAAGCCGGGTTGCCGCAGCTCGGGCTGCGCGCGTTGCTCGTCGGCACCGCGACCGCCGGCGGGGACGCGCCGCATGACATTCCGATCGCGGTCGGATCGCAGGCGCAAGCCGACGCGCATTTCGGCCAGGGCTCCGAGCTCTCGCGGATGTTCAAGGCTTACTACGCGAGCAACCTGGCCAACGAGGTGTGGGGCCTGCCGGTCGCCGAGCCGAGCGGCGGGGCCGCGGCCACCGGCAAGATCATTGTCACCGCGGCGCCGACCGAAGCCGGCACGATCCATCTCTACATCGCCGGCGATCATATCCCGGTCAATGTTGGCGCCACCGACACCGTCAATTCGATCCACACCGCTATCTCGTTCGCTATCAACGAGAACTTTGATCTTCCGGTTCATTCGGTCGGCGGCCCGACCGACGTGACACTGACCGCGGAATTCAAAGGCGTTCACGGCAACGAGATCACGGTCGGGCTGAACTACTACGGCAGCATCGGCGGCGAGCGCCTGCCGCCCGGTCTGGTCATGACGCTGCCGGCCGGCGGCGTGCTTGCCGGCGGCGTCGGCGTTCCGGTGTTCGATGCCGCGATCTCGAACATGGGCGAGCAGGAATTCGAATACGTCGCCATGCCCTACACCGACTCGACCTCGCTGTTCGCGTGGGATCAGGAATACGGCTTCACCGATGGCGGTCGATGGGGTTGGATGCGCGAGCATTTCGGCCACGTCTTCTCGGCCAAGCGCGGGCTCTATACCGACCTCATCACGTTCGGTAACACGCAGAATTCCGGCGTGATCTCCGTGCTCGGCTTCGAGGTGGCGAGCCCGTCGCCGTCGTTCGAATGGGCCGCGGCCTATTGCGGCAAGGCGCAGCGCGCCCTCATCGACGACCCGGCGCGCCCGCTGCAAACGCTCTCGCTCAATCAGATCAAATGCGCACCATTGCACAGCCGTTTTGATTTCGAGGAGCTCAACTCGCTGGCCGAAAACGGCATCGCGATCCAAAAGGCCGGCACCGACAATCAGCCGATGATCGCGCGGGAGCAGACGCTCTATCAGCTCAACCTCTATGGCCAGAGCGACGACGCCTATGAGCTGGTGACCACGCTGGCGACGCTGGCGAAGCTGTTGCGCAATCAGAAAGCCGCGGTGACCTCGCAATTCCCGCGCTGCAAGCTCGCCGACGATGGAACGCGCTTCGGGCCGGGCCAGGCGATCGTCACGCCCGGCATCGTTCGGGCGGCATTGATCGCGCAGTATCGGATGGACGAGTTCAACGGGCTGGTCGAGAACGTGACTCAGTTCAAGAACAACCTTCTGGTCGAGC